GCTGCAATAAAAGTTTTACCAGTGCCTGCACTACCTATTCCAAATATAACGTCATTGTTCTCAATTGCATCTAGATATTCACTTTGTACAAAGTTTAGTGGTTGAACTTCTTTAAAGGTATAGTTGCGTTGAGGCTGAGGCTCTTCAAAGCCTTCGTGCTTACTTTGACGCAGTCTAGATTTTTCTGCCTGTGTGGGGCGCTCACTAGACTTTTTTGCTGGAAAGGTGCGATGTGATTTACCACTATTTCTTGCCATGTACTTCCTTGTTGGTTGATAAAAATCCTGGGTAACGCATTATTTTACCACAGGATTTACCTTGTGTCAATTAAAAAATTATTTACCCTGCTTTTCTGGCACTTTTGTACCTTCTAGCTTTTTATGAACTTTTACTTCTTTGCACACTTCTTTGGGCTTTTTGGTTTTGGCATCGACCTGCTCAACACATACCCGCTTGGTTTCAGCGGCAGCAAAAACTGCTGCTGGCGCCAATAAGCTTAAAACTAATGCAAGTGTAATTAGTGGTTGTTTCATTTAAATCTCCGGTTGAGGTGCAAGCTGTGGAGCTGGCTTGCCGTTTATAAATCTGATCTCGGCTGTGGCTGTGCCGTTGAATCCTTGCGTGGTACTTAAACCTGGACTAAATGTTGGTTCTTGTTTTGGCACGTAACTGGTTTTGGCTGCTGCAGCTGCGTTTTCTTGCGCTTGCTTCATTAGTGCTAAACTGGCATCTACTTCTTCTTTTGATCCGCCTGCTAGCATAATACCACTTAGTGTGCCCGTTAAAAACGTAGCAATTGGCACAATTAGTTCAAAAAACTTCTGATCAATTGGGCTGATAGCATTTAGTGGCTGTGTTACAAAGATTAAGCTGTATAACACAACAAACACAATTCCTGTTAGGGTAAGTGCTAGACATACCCCAATAAAGAATTTTAAACGAGCCATTAGCTGCTCGTCACTGTATAAAAATTGATTACTTTGCACAAGTGGCTCCTGAGGTTGGGGTTGGTGCTGTGGGCGTACTAGTAGCTTGTGGGTCAATGCGCGGATCACGCTGGCCTTTGAATACATGGTCTGGACAAGTACGTGTTACATCACAGATTGGTCGCTTGCATTGAGCTGTTTCCCAATTTGCAGGATTCTGGCAAGGATAACGAAAACGATCGCCACCAAAAAATGCCAGTGTAACTGGTAGTAGTACAAGTATTCCCAGCCACTTAAATAATTTAAGGTCTGTGTTCATTTTATTTTCCTGCTAGCGGGTTATCAATGGCTTTTTGTATTTTGCTGTCCACTTCTTTTTTCAGTGTTTCAACTTCACGTGAAATTTCACGGCGAGCAGTTGCCATTTCACGACGAATTGCATCAACTTCACTTTTTGCCTTGTCCAAGTCTTCGCGAACATCTTTGCGTGCTTGACGCATTTCGGACTCGGTTTCACGCTGTGCTTGCTTTACACTGCGCTCAACTTGTTCAGTTACTGACTCATTGCGGCGAATATCTTGTTTTAGGTCAGTTTTTATATCACGAGTATAGTCTGTTGTTTTTGAGGAGTTTTCTTCAATAACAGCCAGGCGCTTGTCAAACTGTGACAAGTCTGGACTAACATATTCGGCTATTTTCTTTTTCATGCCTTGGTAGTCTTTGTAGACTTCAAAAGCCCCATAAAGACCGCCAAGCAGCGAGCTTACCAGTGTAAAGGCTACCATTAGTTTAGCTGGTGTAAACTCATAGCCACCAATACTAATAACAGTGTCTTTGCTGGCGTATTTTTTGGTAGCAGATTCTAGCTCATCTACTTTTTTGTTTAAATCTGTGGACATAATATCCTTTATTTGTTAACCACGTTCTCAAACTTTAGTGCTCGCAAGTTTTGCAACTCGCGTTCTAACTTTTGAACTTCCATACGCTTCTTTTTTAACTCTAACTGATATAGTTCGTTACAGTCTAGGCGAGTTTTGGGCGCACCTATTGGTATTGTAATTCTACCATATACACCAACATCACGTTGTTGCATATTTAAATCGGTTGTTACTGTTGTAGGCGCTCGGTTAATAACACCTATTACACCAAATTCCAAGTTTGTGGCACTGCCTATTGCCATAGAACAGTCCAGGCCGTCAGCACGAAAACTATCGGATTGATAGCTGCCTGTTGCACCTGGTAGTGCTAGGTTAAGTGAGTTATTTTGAGCAAAGGCAGGCACCCACAAACCAAAGAGTAGTGCACAACATACTAATCTAAGCATTATTTAACCTTAGAACATATTTTTGATGAAATCACTGTGTCCTTTGCGTCTTGTTTACGCATTCTAGACTCAGTGCAGATATAGACTATGCGAGATAAATCTTGGGCTTTAATGTACACGTTCACAGGTTTTGTTTCAAGATACCGGATGCCTATCAACTTGTTTTCAGTAGCAAAAGCCAATGGTTTCCAATCTGCGTCATAAACATCTAGTTCATAGTACTCAACGTCTTGGCGTTTGTTAAAAAGTTCCATTCGAGTACTAAGTACTCCGTCTACAAAAGAAACACCAAACTTAGGGTAGGTAGGTGTAAATTGGTGTGCCATAACAGGCACACCAAGCAAGCATAGGCTAAATACTAGGCTCTTTACTAGTTTGTGCATAGGTTATAGTGCAATACATTGTGCTAGTACAACTGATTTGTATTCGCCCATTGGAAATGATTTGCCAAAGCCATATTCAGCTTTTGAAGTAGCAGAAAACCAAACAGTGCCTTGTACTGTTAAGTTAATCTCAGTCATGTTGCCGTTGTACACACGTTTGGATGTTGTATAAGCAGACATAGCAGCATTTGTAACTTTGCTTACATCAACATTGCTAGACCAGGTTACTGAGTCTGCTAATGTAGGAGAAGTAGTAAAGTTATCTGGTGTAGTAATAACTGCTTTGTAGTAACCTGCTTGAATTACGTCATAGCGTACAACAGCAGGTCGGCCGCCGTCAGCGGCAAATGTACTAAGTACTTCTGGTGTTGGGTTACCGTAAATACCTGGAGTATCTACGTTAATAATACATTTTGAGGTAACCACTCCACGAATAGGTACTTCAGTTGCACCAGCAGTAAAACCCAGTGTTAATGCAGCTGCCAGGATAAGTTTTTTAATCATGTTAATTCCTTACTTTTTAATCATATACTGCAAATCAACTAGTTGATTGTGCAGACGTTGTTGGCTCAGGTTAAGTCTACGACTATTACTGCTATCTGGTAACTTTTTATCTGCGTACTCGAGTACGTCTTTGTACACGCCTCCAGGTATTTGCTGGCTATACGCCCTAATACCTAGTATGTTATTTAAAGCTAACAAGGACTGAGCCAATCCTGTAGCTTGTGCTGTTAATAGCGCATTACGAGCTGTGTTGGTTGATTTTGCAGTTAAGCCTGTGTTGGCATTGGCCAACATAAACTTTTCTGAGTTTTCTTGTTGTTGTGGATCTGGTACATACTGTTTGGTTTGGTAGCCTTGCACAACAAACTCGTCTTCACTGTAGCCAAATGTGCTAGGCGACTTGTAGTTGGGACAAGCTGGGTCTGTGACAACTTGCGCACTGCAAGTATCGTAAGTATAGCTGTAGAATACGCTGTAGTCAACAACCCTGCCTGTTCCACTGGTGGCAATCTCACCAGGACCCCACTGTTTTCCAGGTATGTTAGCTACTGGCACAGTTTTTGTTATAGTATTGCCTGGCAAGCCTGTCCAATCATCTTGACTTCGGAAAACATAACCAGTGCCGGTTGCAGACAAGTTTTGCACACCTACCACAAAACTGTCTTGGGTTTGTTTTTGTGCAGTATACTGATAGTTAACTGCATTAACGGACAAGCCTGTGTACTTTGGAAGTATGTTGTTCATGGTCCAGGCCAGCCCACTGGCTGCAGCATTTGGGGTTTGGCCTCGTACTACTTCAGAGTAAGAGTAGGAGCAGCAAACTAAGAATAGCACCGCCGCCAAAAAGTGTTTTAGTTTCACTGCTTAGTTCCTTGGATTTTTTGGTACGATCAGGTTGTTCCGACTCATTGGCTTTCCAAGCCGCCTTAGCCTCGGCACCGATTGTTCCGTCATACGGACAAGGTGTGCCGGCTTGCATCATGGCATCAAATACACGTCGATCTTGGCACAGTGCGCTAACAGCAGCTACTTTCATGCCCATGTCGTATAGTGTTTTGGATAGCTTTAGTCGTTCACAGTTCATGTCACGAACAGTACTGCCAGCACTAATACCCAGGATCTGAGTTTGTACAGCACCGGCAACGCCTACTGTACACAAATCTGTGTTAGAGGTATTTATTGTAGGTGATATTGCCGACGCTGGTGGTGACTTAACTGTTGTGGTAGCATCAGATTTAGTAGTTACTAAACTATTGGTAACTAGCTGATTATTGGTGTCGGTGGTTGGTTGTGTTACCAACTGCTGTGCATTAGTTAAACCAACTTGTAATGCGAGCACAAGTGGTAACAAATATTTAGAAAGCTGCAACTTAGGCTCCTAGCACATGTAGTGCATGGTTATAGTGTTTGATGCGGTCGTCTAGGCCAATAGTGCCGCCGTTGATACGCTTGGTTAGTGTAAGGATATCGCCTTTGTCGGCCCACTGATTGAGTTTGTTTGTTTCCCAAAACCAGCAAGCACTTTGCGCAGCACCTTCAAATGTTTCCAAGTACTCGGCCGCTTCCTCTACACTAATTTCCAGCGATGCTGCAAACCAAGTGTAGTTGTCTTTGCCGGTTAGCTGAATTAAGCCCTTGCCCGCAAAGCGATATCCGTCACCAGATTCTGGTGGTCCATTGCCCATGCGGTTTGCATATACTAAGTTAGCAATTGCCTGCTGCTTGTTGGGCATTGCGGCATACTGCTGCGCTAGTTCATCTGTGGGAAAGTACTTGGGAAAAATCTTACGCAGTGTTTGCCAACGATAGTTTAAGTTTTCTCGCAGTGCCGTAAAGTTTCCGGACTCGTGTGCACACTGTGCAACAAAAGCAGCAATACGTTGTGGCGTATTGATCTCGTAGTCTGGTAGTAGCTGTGCAAGGGCACCGTGCCACTGACGAACATACGGATTACGTGGAATAAGTTGCTGCAGTTGCTGTAGCGTTAGTTCAGTCATTTCAATCCTTTGTGTATAACTTGCTGCTCGGTGTACCAACGCTGCCAAGCTTCTAGTTTAATAGCACACGTATAGTACTCTGTGTAATTTTTTACCACCGTGTTGGCAACATCAGACAGCTTGGCATCAGGCTGTAATTTTTCCAGCAGCGGGCAAGGTTGTTGTGCTAGCACACCTGGTGGTTCTGGCCATGATTGTGTAACAGGCACCACAGTTGTACACCCTGCTAGTAATATGGTAGTTAGTAGTAAACCTAATTTCATGGCGGTGTTTCTGCTGCACGATTGTGTGCATTAATAAATTCTGGTGGTATTGTGCAACCGGCGTTGTGTTTGACGACTTCGCGTGTGATGTATTCCACAGTGGCTTCGCCTCGTTGCTTGACAACTTGAGTTTTGGTAACTACGCGTTCTTTTATAACTTCATTTACCACCTGCGACTTTGCTTCGGCTATGGCAACTTTGGCTTGTAATTCTTGAGCCGCCTGCTGCCATACGCCATTGGCGTATAAGAGTCCTAGTATAAAAATTACTACAGCTACCGTCGTACCGCCTGCAATTTTAATTGGCAATTGGTAAGTTTTTAATGGAACCAGGTGGGATAAGAAATAGCTGAATAAACCAGCTGTTAATAACACCCACCAGATCCAGTCTGGAAAAATTTCTAGTATCCAAAACATGTGCTTTTAAATTATTGTGGTGGTGTAGGCCACACCACTGTTTGTGGAAAAGTTGACTGCTTGGTTATATCACGCAGTGCTTGTCGATAAGTAACCCACTCTTGTAAGTTAGGTAAGTTTACGTCAGGTAGTTGTGTCCAGTCAGATTCTTTTAGTCTATAGTTTCTAACAATCTTTAACATATCTCCATGAGATAGTGCAGTACCAGGTTCATTTTCTAGAACCTTACGTATTTCTGCTTGTTCTGTTTTTGTGATTTGCATAAGAATTCCTTATAGTTTGATGTATGGGTACAGTGTGCTGGCATTAGCAGTAATAGGTGCTAAACTAGGTAGTTGCCTTAGTTGAGGGTCAAGTGGAACAGGCACACCCTCTAAAGCTATTTTTGCTGCGGCTACACTGCCACTATACGTTTGATTATTGTAGGCAGTATTAAATTTGTAGTATGTGTATGCGGTTGTATTTGTAACAATAACAGGAGTTGCAATACTTTGCTGTGCTAGTATTCCTCCCGAGTTACTCCAAATACTTGTATAGGTAATACCGTCATTAGAACCAAGAAATTGTGTAGGCCCAAAATCAAACGTAAGACCGTTGTGAGAAGATAGTGCAAATTTATTGATTACCACAGGTCTATGAAACTTATATCCCCAAACAGAATTTCCTGGCTCATAGTAAGCAGATTGCCAGTAACTTCCAGAAGTACTTAATAATGCCCCACTACCTTTAGAATAAGTTACCCCGTTTATATCTTGCGGGAAACCACTAATATCACTGGAAGCAAAGGACTGTCCAAGACCGTACCCATAATTTGTTCCACCGCCTTGCATAACGGAAAAATCTCCAATACCGCCAGCAAATCCTGAAGGTATAGGCAAATCTTGTAATTCAGGATACTGTTCTAGGGAAATAAAAATGCCGTTTGCAGGCAACCAACCTTCGGGCGCAGTGGATTGAAGTAGCCACTGTATTCTGTTAGCCAAACCCAATGAACTTCCAGGCAGCCCTTTTGTACCCACAAATGCCGTATTTAAAGCAAACCAAGGAAACCCTTGGTTACCAAACTTTAAATTTCTTGTACTAGTATCATAGGCAATTTCTCCAGCTGCTAGCACTGGATTTTGGTTTACCCATTGAGCAGTGGTGCCTCTTTTTAAATAAACAGATGTAGCCATTTTAAGTCTTTATATATGGGTATAGGCTGAGTAGCCCAGCAGATTTCACAGGAAGTGTTGGAAGTATTTTGAAGCCACCAGGAGCCGCTATAGTTTGTTGAAATAGCAAACGCGATATACCAACGTCTACAGTGTAACCGTCTGCGTGTGAAACAATTAGTGTATAATTTTGTCTTGCCAAAGTATTATTTAAATTATACCAGTTGGGAACAAAACTTTTGGTATCATTTGAATATGTATTTACTCCGCCAATTTGCAAAAAGTCGTTGGCCAAGTTAGGTGTTTGTGCAATTATGTCACTGCCACTCATTAACTTCCAGTAGTCCAACGTAACCCCATAACCTACAGCCAACGTTGTTAAGGCTGATAACACAACAGGCTGATCAAACCCAAAACTAAATGCTGTAAACTGCTCCCCATTTTGAACATAAGTACTTAAATACTCGCCTGAGTTGTATAAATTACTGTCAGTGTACGGACTAAATATTGCAAGGTTTGGAATCCAGTAAGGCGTATAAGCCCCTTCTGTACTTATACTTGTAGGAGTTGCAAGCTGTGTACTAGTATTTTGTAATAAGTAAGCTAACCCTGGGTAGGTAGCCTCAGAAATAAAACTACCGTCTGCACGTAACCATCCGGCGGGGGCCGTGGCTGTGGGGAAATATGCAAGTGTTCCCACAATACTGTTAGGCGCTCCGGCAATCCCTGGTGGTCCCAAAGTGCCTGCATACGGCAGCAAGTTCCAAGGCGTAGCACCGTCTCCAATTTTTATTTTACGAGTATTTGTTTCTGCGGTTAGCTCGCTGGAAGCTAGTACAGGATTTTGTGCAGCCCAATTACTAGCAGAGTCTCGTCTTAATTGTATATTAATTGTCATAAGTTAACTCTTTATATATGGGTAAAACGTTGTACTACCAGAAACGATTGGATCTAAAGCAGGTAAAACTCGCAGTGTGGTGTCGGGTGCAACAACAGGACCACCCATAGCTGCCTCAGATAAGTTAACGTGCCCATAACCGTAGTTACTTTGTGTAAATTGCCACCTGTAGTACTTATATCCAGTAGTGTTGCTAAAAGAAAAATTAGCCATATCGCTGGTATTTATATTTCCAGTATATAAGGTAGTATTTATGGTTCTTGTGGTACCGTAGTCAATTGTTTGTAATACTGTCCAGTCAGTATCGTTATTGGACCCTTGAAATGTCCAGACGGTAGGGCTCCAATCACCATCTGGATTATCTGCTAACCAGTAAGCATCAATCACTATAGGTATTGGAAATGTAAATTTTAACCACGCATTTACAGAGGAGTTGTACGGGCTAAACCAAACGTTACGTGGGTAACTTCCGCCTACACCTAGACCATCATCAACGTTTGTTACACTGGCCCAACTATCAATACTTCCTACACCGTTTGCAGAAACCAAAATGTTTTGGGAAGCCCCTGTGCCATACTGTGCCCCTACTCCTCCACTAAATCCAGGCTTTGGAGGTAGCAATGACTGTATTGCGGGAATTGTTGAGCTGGTTACATAACTTCCGTTGCAAGGCAACCACCCTGCAGGAGTCACAGCTGTTGGAGCATAAGTTATTGCTCCCGAAGTTTCTGGCACATTTGAAGCTGTGCCAGTGGGGCCTTGGTTGCCAGCATACTGTAGGCTTGTCCAGGTGCTAGTACCGTCGCCTAATTTAAACTTGCCGGTGTTTAGCTCAATGCCAGGCTCACCATCAAGCAGCACTGGGTTGACCTGTGCCCACTGTGAGCTTGAGCCTCTTCTAAATTGTATTACTGTTGACATTAGGCACTTCCTCCATCTATGGGTGATACGCCTGTATACACACTGTCTGGAAACCCGCCGTCTATGTTTACAGCACCACCGCCGCCACCGCCACCTGCAATAACAATGTCTCCACTACCCAGCAGCGAAGTTCCATTTACTGTTTTGATCGTGGTGCCAGACACCAGCGCAGGCTGCGCTCCAATATCTTGGGCAGTTAACTGCCCGTCGGCCAGTGCACCACCATCGGACACTAAGCCGCTTAATATTCTTGATTTTGACATAAGTGTCCCTTTGAATTTCAATTATTGTGTACTAGTTAAGTAATATTTATACTTAAATTTTTGTTACTGTACAGAACCCATGGCCTTGTCTATAGCCGTTAGTAGTAAGGGCACTAATTCCATAGCTACCACCGCCACCACCTATATTAGG